GAGAGAACTCAGCCTTAATAACAGCCTTACTAAACTCCTCTTGGGCGGTCGCAATCTTTTCAGCATCGCCCGTATATAAGGCTTCCTTGTATTTACGCTTTGCTTCGTCAAGCTCCTTCTCCGTGGCGATCTGCATTGTTTTTATCAATGTCGTTTCGCCGCTACTGAGCTTGGCTTTTAGCTGTGCATTCTCATCAGCAATTTGTTTTGCGTAAGCTAATGCAGCCTCACGCTCCCGTATCGCCTCTTCCTTGGTCCGGCGCTCATCATGCCTTGCATGGGTTAATTGCTGAATGCGTTTCTTGACGTTATCTGAATACTGACGAATCTCATCATCAGGAATATCAGCAGGATCTGATTTCAGTGGCGTCGCATTACGATCCTCTGGCGGCGCATCATTTTCAATCTCAACTTCTACTTGGTCGCCTTCTACTTCGACCTCAATCTTTCCTTCGTTTTCCATCTCTAACTCCCTTATGCGCGGCTATAGCCACGTGGATCTTCAACGACACCTTCTATCGTGTCGTCATTGATTAAGCGGAACTCTCTTCCGTGAATCTTGAATCGCGTGCCCGAGTAAGCACGTACCAACACAAAGTCACCTTCCTTGCACCATGGCCCCGTAGGGAACTTAGCTGCGTCCTTGTAACAATCTGGACCTTGCTTGATGACAAATAAAACAACCGTACTGAACTCTTCCAGCTTAGTCAGTGCGTCAGGCTTCAAAATGCCGTTGGAGAACTTGTCCTCTACTTCCGGTAAAGCGCATAACATCCTATAGCCCGTGGGCGTCGGAAGTTGCGTAGCCTGCTCTTCCTCGTTTACTGCCTCTGACATATCAGTCATCGTAATCCTTCACTCTGTTTGCAAGGTCTTCGTTTATGCGTCTTGCGATCAACAGACCTTGAATCTGACCGCAGACGAACTTGTAGTCCTCAAAGGACTTGATACTTCCTTGGGCAAGCTGTTCCTCCGCATAGCGGATCTGCTTGTTTATCTCCAGGCTAACCGCCTCGGGAAAATCCATTACCCACCTCGTTGGATATCAGCAGCCTTGTCAATCATCTTGACTTGGTTGTTTTGATTATTCATGCGCTCCTGAGAAGCGATTCTTTCCTGCTCTAACATCACCTTCTGCGCCTGTGCCTGCTGCTTTAACTGCAACTCAGCAGCATCCATGGCGGCCTCACGCTGCTCACGCTGCGCCTTAATCTGCAACTCAGCCTGCTGCATCTGCACAACCGGATCTTGCTGGGCCTGCATGTTCTGCATCATCTGAGCTTGCTGGCTATTCTGTGCCAACAGTTGCTGTGCAGCCTGCGCCGTAAGGCGTGACAACTGAACTTCAAAGTCTTCTGGGAGCGTTGTATTAGGTGCCGGTAACGGTACGCCTAATTGCTCCTCAATCTTCCTGCGATACAGGAATGCCAAGTGCTCATTAATATGAGCCTGCGCGGAGGCCATCATTTGACCTGCCATCGGATTTTGTTGCATCTGCTGTCTTAATAATGGGTCATTTAATGCAGCCATATGTACAGCAATATGCGCCTCGTGATCCTGATATATAAATGCTTTTACTGGTTTCATAACCAATATATCCATATTCTCAGAAACTGGATCACGTGGCTCTAATTGTTTTGTAACAGGTATTAATTTATCAATATCTTTAATACCTAATACGCCAAGCATTCGTTTATGAAGCTCTGGAATATCATATATTTGCGGCGATTGTGCAGCTAATTGCAATACTGCTTGATATTGCGTTACTCGCTGCGCTAATGTTGTCGCATTTGGATCTGATACAGGAATTACATCGACATTATCATAATCAGATTGTTTAATTGCCCTACCAATTGGCGAATCAACATCATAATTATATTCAGTCGGTAGATAATCTCTGATAATCGCAGATAATAATTTGAATTCTTGGCGCATTGAATAATGCAAACGCGCCTGAACCGCGGACATTACCTTTAATGTACGTTCTAATACTGCTAACGTCGTACCAACTGGGGTATTTGCTGATAAATCGCTGATTTGCATATCAGCAGTAGCAGCAAACCGCCTGCCTTCATCAACAATAGTCTGTAATAGCTGGTATAGAACCTGGCTTGGCTCTTTATAGGGTAGCGGAAGGATGTTATCCCTGATGGATCCTGATGGAACGTCTACATCACGGAACTCACCGGGGGCGATTGGCGTGTCATCACCCTTAACTCGCAGGCCGCGGGACTTCAAACCACCTGGCAGGTTGGATAACGTACCCGCATCCACCAGTTGGCGGATCAAAGAAGTGCCTGATTTAGCAAAACCACCCACTAAGTGGATCAAACCGAACCCATAAAACCCAAAACCTGGGATGTAAATGTAGTGGGTATAGTGCATCCGCTTTAATTTCAACGGATCATCGGCATACCAGTTGCGTCTGATGGCCAAAATCTGGCTTGTACCCTTATCAATAGTCACGATATAGGGCAAAGCAATACCCGTTGGGCCTTCTTTGTCGCTATCTTCAAACCCTGCAAGGTCTAAATCCACGCACATTTCGATGATTCGATACCGATCATCCATGGTGGCGGACATGCCCTGCTCTTCCGCCTTGCGTTTTTCAATGTCATCAAGCACACCAGACGGTTCGCCTAAATCAACATCTCGATAAAACCCTGCGTGCTGGAGCTTTTTGACCTCATTCTTAGTCTTCCGCATGATCTGTGCGATACGCGGTGAAGATCTAAGATCGCTTGCGCCATAAGGAACCACAATATCCTCGGCCGGCACAAACATGGACACCTGTCTTCCCAGTGCTGGATCGTAGTAAACCTTCTTAAAAGCAGATCCCGCCAAGGATAACGACCACAACATCTTCTCGTGCTCAGGGCGATACTCTGGCATCTGCTCTGTCAGACGCCAATTCATATCATCCTTTACTCGCTCCGCTGCATCTTCTTTTTCCTTGGTCAGCTTTCCAACAATCTGGGTCTTAACAGGACCCGACGCAGGGAAAGTCTCCATGATGGACTCAGCCTGAAACCTAACCGCCGCCTCTGATAGCAATGGATAGAACACACCACAAGCACCAGGCCATGGTTCTGTCCTATCTTCATACTTCATACCAAGAAGCTTTAGCCCATCGACATAGGTATCAACCCATTCTTTCCTTGAGGACTGGTCGGTCTCAAAGTCTTCAAGCAAATCACTGGCTATCGTTGATAACTCTCTGTCATCAATATATTCAGCAAGGTTGGCGTCATGATCTTCGGGCTGTTCACGTTCTGGCTCAAAGATAATCTCTACGCCATCCGTCGATATAGCAACTGACTCTGGGTCTTCGATCTCAATTTCAATTTCAGTGGGTGCATCCATGGCGGCGTCTAACCCCAACGGCGCAGGATAAAGTGCAGGTTCCATCTTGGCTCCTAGTAATAAGCGACCTTGCGACGATACATCGGCTCTCGGTCTTCGTCATCAGATTGTAGGCTCAAGAACCCGCCCGTCCTAAATCTCAATAAAGCTTGGGTCATCGAATCCACCAGGTCATCATGCTCACCAGCAGGAAAAGCAGCAACCTCTTCAATTAGCTCATCAGCAAATTTACGCTCCGGCACCCATATCCGCCCCGAGGCAAATAGATCAGACACCGCATTCAGGCGGACGACTTTGTCGTTTCCTTTCGTGGGGCTGTACTCACTGACAGGGATCCCCATACGCCTGAGTTCAAAGATGAGGGGACTTCCTGCTGCTTTTGCTTCAACCAGAAATACATCTGGCTCCCACTCTTTGTAGGTTTCATAAGCCTTCTGCTTAAGCTCTGGGAACTCATACCTATCCTTAAATGCATCTAGCAAAATAATATTGGTATCACCCTCTTCGGTTGTCCACACACCCCATGTCGTACAAGCCGAAAAGTCCGCCCGCGTACTCTTCAAAAAAGCAGTATCCCAGCTCTGAATAATAAAATCCACCGGCGGCGGCCTGTCATGCTCCCATCGCATCCACCACTCTCTCTTTACAATCGCACCTTCTTCTGCCGTCGGCTGCTGCTGATACTGAGCATTCCACTTACTTACCGGAAGCTCATCCTTCAACGCCATTAATTCTTCTAACTTCCAAAACTCCGGCCACACCGGTTTCCCAGACGGCATGATGGCGGGTAGCTCAATCACCTCCCACTCATCACCACCTCTTGTCTGGCTTGCCTTCAGCACCTGCCCGGTCAGGTCTCTCAACGACCATCGGGTGTTGTGACTAACCACACCGTTTGCTATGAAATTTTCTGTGCGATCAATTTCAACGTCAAAAACTTCTTCCTGTCCATCGGAATCAATCGATATGATTGGGTCCACTGTGAAATCTGAGATACGATGCAGCTCGTTCAAGTATGCCCGGAGTTTTTCCGTATCCAACTGTGAGGTTGCAGTCGTTACATAAAAGCCCTCGAACCTTTCCGGTATCGTGGCAGTGGTCAATGCACAATTTCCCATTCCAATGGGCGCGTGTATTTTTTGTTGATGGGGGCTCACCGCAAACATCACATTTGTTATTGCGCTCTGCAACCATTGCATCGTATTGAGCAACAGTAATTCCATATCTAGATTTAATCCTTGCCGCCCTGCTTGACTCTGCGTCTCTACGCCCTCTACCCGAAGCCCAGTATTTTTTGGCGTAATGGTCGTGGCATACCCCATCGCAGTGAACAGGCTTCTCGCAACCTTCTTCAGAACACGTTTTACCTTTCCATTTTCCGTGATACCCAAGCTCTCTGCGTGGTGCATCAGGGTTTCTTCGGTGGTAGCTTTCTTTTGATTGGCATGGTCCGCACATGCCAGGTTTTGTTTTTGACCTTGACGGCCTGCCGCACCCTTCAACGATACAAGTAAATCCCCGACCCTCAGTTGCTCCAATCTGGTCCATTCCAATACTCCTTCATTCATAACAAGAAACGGATGCTTCTTGTTTGCACGCAGTATTTTACCAGATCGTGTTTGTATTTTATATATGGCATCAACGCCACTTGACTGCCAATTATTGACTTTGCTTGTGGTTAGCAATCCTTTGTCAAAGGTAGCTACAAGGTCATTTTTTCTTATTGCGCCCAGGGGTTTTTCCGTTCCGTCTGCCATCAAAACCGGGGTATCCCCAGTCATGCACATCACAATAATGATGGCCCCACCAGGTTGCAGACGCTGCCGCGGTCCAGACGTATACCACTCATACACCGAATCAAATATATCGGGCTTATGCGCCGCCAGCTTTGCCTCTTGCTCTGAATGCGGGTCATCAATAATCAATAGATCAGCACCCTTACCAGTCACCGACCCACCAACACCAATAGAAAAATACTCACCACCCTTATTCGTTGCCCACCTACCAGCACTCTTGTTATCTGCTTTCAGCTTCACATCATCAAAGACGGCGTGGTATTCCTCTGAATCAATTAAGTTCCTGACCTTCCGACCAAAACCCACGGCCAACTCAGCCGTATGTGATGTCTGAATCACCTTCTTCTGTGGATTCTTTCCAAGAAACCAAGCCGGCAGCAAGTAACTTGCAAACTCGCTCTTGGTATGACGCGGCGCCATGTTAATAATCAACCGCTTGTTGTGGCCATTCACCACATCCTCAAACGCTTTAGCCACCACCTCATGGTGCCTTCCCGGTATAAACCCAGGCCACATACGTTTTACAAACCCCATGAAATCACCCTGAGCATGCGCCTTAGCATCCTCAGCCTCTAATTCCTCTATCTCCTTAAGCAGTAACCGCTTCTCCTCTTCAGTCAGAAGATGCAACTTACCCGCGGCCGCCTTGGCCAACTGCCTAAGATCCATCCTTCTTCCTCACAACCCTAACACTCCTACTCTTACCCGGCGTCCTCTTCAAATACCCCTGCTTACACAAACTCTTCACAAGCCTATGCACATTACTCTTACTATCCTGAAGTAACACAAACCGTATATCGTCATACGACGGACCAAAGTGATACAACTCCCACCAAGTCTTCACCGCCAACAATACCTTAGCCTCCGCCTTCGTCATCCTTTAACCTCTTCTGCACCTCATCCCTAGCATCCTCCCTAGGCTGCCACTCTATCTTCGGCACCTCCCCCATCGTCTCCGCATACCACCGCTTCGGATCCTCCCATATCGGCTTCTCCTTTTTTTTCTTCCCCCCACTATGGGAACCCAAACTTTCTTCCAAGGGGGCCTCTTCCTCAAAAACTCCGCCACGTGGCGGTGTTTCTCCGTCTTCAGGGGGGTGGGTATCCGAAAAGTTATCGGGCGGTATGTGTGGATCGGAAAAATTACTGGGGGGTATGTGTGGATTAGTGGACCTAGTCGGCCCACCAGACACCCGGCCTGTTTGTGGGGGTGGGGGTGGGGTGGGGCTCTCTCCCCCCTCCGCCACTTGGCGCACCTCAACCTCGATCGCCCCTAGCCTGGCAAGCTTCTCGCGCAGTCGTGCGGTGGTATCGCTGCCGCTTTGGTGTGTGACGGTCGACCGAGTCTCGAACGCTGCAACGTCTGCTAGCTGGCCAAGCATGCGCAGTGCACCGAGTCGGTCAGAGTCCTTTTTGGCTGTGCGTGCGATGTGCTGAAGGCTATCGACGAGGAAAGAACGGATTTGCAGGGGGTTCTGCGAATACCTCAGCCGCTCGACCGCTTGTTGTTGCGACAACGCCGCTTGCACATTATCCGCCGATGCTGCCCGGCTCGCCATCATGCTCACCGTTTTGCTGTTCGTTGTCTTGGGCTCATGCGTCATAACGTACGCTTCCCGCTTACTGGCTCCCGCCCCTATTGCTTCGACCAGTGCTTTTTGCTTTGGTGTCAGCGGTATATGGGGAGTGAGCACTTTGTGTGCTGGTATTCCCTTACTTATGAGGTCAACTGCTACCGGTGGTAGTTCGCTCGCCTCGCTTGCCATGCTTTGCCCTTCCCTTGCCGTGTGAACGTTATGCGAACGCATGATAACCGATCAGCGGCAGATTACAAGCGACGAGTGGTTGATTCTAGCTGACCAGTGGCCATTGTGCTTTGACCTATTGTCGTCAGATAATTAAGGCCTGCGCAGCAATTCATGCGCTGGTTCTAAACTATATAACCTGGAGCACATGACATGAAATTTACTTATGACAAGAACTTTACCGATGCAATGACCACCGCAACTCAGTGCAGCCCTAAGTGGAGTAACCGCACGAAGGCCGCCTTCCACGCTTTTAATGACAACGGCATTATTGCCCGTCGCACTGCTTCAGATGATCGGATCCGGGCGCTTGTTGATTCTGGCTTTGCAAAGTCTGGGGCCCTGCTCGCTCACGGATCGCTTAACGATTACCACGTGCGCAAGCTTTACGACTGCGCTATGAAATCACGTGTTTCATCTTTCGATATCTCTTATTACGTGGAGCGTATCGAGCACGAGATCGCCGCCGCCGATGCCTTCATTGATTCCATCGCCGCCCGTATCTAACCAACCCTTGGAGCTTTCAACCATGCGCCTACTAATCGCAATCACTAACCAAGACCGCCGCGCCGCTGTTTACTTCAACCGTGAGATTGACGAGTACATCGTGCGCTTTTATTCCCATGGCGAGCACCTAACCAGTGCCGACTATTTCACCGACTGCAAATCAGACGCCTATAACACCATGAACCACTACGCCGCCGGCATTGACCGCCACATGGCCGCCTTTGGTGGATTTCCTAATTCCCGCTGAGAGCTTAGCCCTCTGCCTGGCGTGCCAGGCTTTGGGGTGGACTTTCCACCGACTAACCAGAGAGAACCAATATGAAAAAACTGATTAACCGGCTAGCCCTTAGGCTTGCACCCTTTACTGTGCGCGTGCTTAGCTCAGACCGCACTTATACCCACCGCGCCCACACTTTCGCCGATGCGCTCTCATGGGCTCAGCAATATCCGGCCGACTGGGGGCGCGTCATTATCACCGGCCGTTTCGGCCGCACCATGGCAGAAAGGGGCCAAGCATGAACGCACCATACAACGCCGCCATTCTGGACGTAATCGTTGACCGTATGGCTGAAATCAAGGCGCAGATCGCCGCCCTGAACGACGAGCAAAACAATCTCAGAGACACGCTCATCGACTCAGGCCTGAGCACCATCGACGGCACACTACACCGCGCCGCCATAACCCATTGCGCCGGCCGGACTTCGATCGACTGGCAGTCTATCGCTTTGCATTTCAAGCCTTCGCGTCAGCTTATGACCGCGCACACGCACACCGGCGAGCCTTATTTTGTGGTGAAGCTTTCCGCCAAGCCGGCCGAACGCCGGGAAAGGGTAAAAGCATGAGCCTTTTCGTTTTGCACTTCCTGGGCGATATTGACCGCGACGAACTAAACACCCGCAGCACGCGATCAGGGGCGTTTGTCCGGGAATACGCCACCCTGGAAACGATACCAGAGCATGACCGCCGCCAATTTGCTTGGATGTTAGAGCACGGCGAGCGCGTCACAAGTTGCGGCTCATACGTTTACCAAATCAGGCCCGACCAAATCAACCGGGGCCAGATGGCCCTTGAAGGGATTTAGCCATGCACTGGACCGACTCTTATGGGTTTATTGAACTCACCATAACCAAAGCACAAGCACATATCGGGCACCATCAAGGGCAATGCGATCGAGATATAGCAGACCTTCGCCGCGTGCCTTCGATCAAGAAACAATTAGACCGGCTGGACCCCGGCCGCGTGCGCGAGGTTTTGCGCGACTATGGCGCGTGGGACCAAGCCGAATTGTCAGACCATGACGCAAACCTGGACCGCCTTTTGTGGATCGCTTGCGGCGATATCGTGGAGAGCCTTTGATCATGCGCAAATTAACTGACGACCCGGATGCACCCCGCCATCAGTACACCGTTTGCATCGTGGGCGAGTTTACTGACTGGGTTGAAACCGTATGGGCTTGCAATGTGGCCGATGCTATCGAGATAGCTAAGCGCACTTGCGCCGATGATTGGCACATGGCCGCGACGAGCATGCTTGAGGTGCGCTTTGTCATGGCCGGCGACGTGCAGATTCTCGAATATAACGACATCAGGTAAACCATGAAACTAATCACAGCCCGTTACCCTGGCCGCTCGCAATCAGGCAAGCCCATAAACCCCGGCGATCGCATCGCATGGGACGCACGCAACCGGCACGCCTGGCTCGCGCATGAAATCGAGCCCGACCTTGACGAGGAAACTGCCGAAGCCGTGGGGCGATACATGGCCACACGCAAAACCATTTCCGACCATTACCGCATAGCCGGCCGCGACTACTACCGCAACAAAGCAGGGACGTGTGAAGACGCGCCCTGCTGTGGCTGCTGCAATTTTTAAGGATGAAAAACATGCGAGGTTTTATTTTTTACAAAGGGCGCAGCCCTATCGACGGCGCCCCTATCGTGGGGATTGCCACGCTCGAAAGCAAAAACGGCAAAACGGGAAACATGATACAGACATGGATTTTGCGCGAAGACATGCACCCGCTCGCGGCACGCGCCAGCGGTGCAGATCGCGCCTATTGTGGCGACTGTCCAATGCACGCCGAATGCTATATCGAATGGGGCAAAGCACCCGCGAACGTATGGAAAACCTTCGCCCGGGGCGGTTATATGGACTTGCGGCGAAAGCCCGCGCTCATGCGCCGGATTGTCATGGGCCGCATGGTCAGACTAGGCGCGGCCGGCGATCCAGCCATGATACCCCTGCAATATTGGCTTCGCTTACTCGAAACGGCCGAAGGCTGGACGGGTTACACCCATCAATGGCGTGAACCATGGGCCCAGCCGATGCGCGAGCTTTGCATGTCATCAGTGGAAACGGCCGCCGATGCAGACATAGCCCGCGCCATGGGCTGGCGATACTTTCGAGTTAAGACCAAGGCGCAGCCGATCGCTAAGCACGAGATCGAATGCCCGGCCGATAAGGGCCGCCAGTGCATCGCTTGCGGTGCATGCGATGGGGCGCTGAAACCCTCAGCCGCAAGTATCGTTATCGTCGTCCATGGGCCAAAGGCGAAAGCATTCGAAAGGGCGCACGCATGACGCTTAAACCCTTTATTCAACTGGTAACAGGTGAAAGCCCGGCAAGGGCTTTTGATACTGGCACGCACGCCGCACGCTTAGCTTTTGGCAATGGCGGATTCACCGGAAGCTTGGCGGACAAAGGCGACTTTTTGCTCATCCGATGCCCTAAGCACTACGAGCCCCGCGCCTACGCCGAAAGCCTGATCGACTCTCAAGATCAGCGTATCGCTGAAATGTGGAGCCCAGCCGGCCTAATCCTTCAAGGGCCGGGCGCATGGTGGGCCTTTGGCTTTTCTGCCGTATGATGCGCCGATGAAAACCTCCGATTATATGGAGATACAAGAGGGCATTGCCGACATTATGTCGGCTTTGCCTGAACTATTCGACCATCCAGCCAACGCCGCCGCCGCTCTAGCTTCAGCCCTTGCCATGCATTGCCGGCTATGGGGTATCACCGACGACCAGGCGCACGCCCTACTCGCCGCCGCGCTTGCCGAGTATCGCACCCTGAAGCACTGACCGAACCGCCCTCAGGCCAGCCCTGAGGTGCAAATCATTCGCGTCCTCTCCGGGCGCATCACTTTTTACCCATGGGAAAGGCAGCTCTTCAGCAGCGCGAATGCCGGCCTCGTCGTGATCCGCAAACACAAAACCCTTTTTCACCTGCTTTCCCACGTGCGCCAAGTTGTATGCACTGAAGCAAACAATCACCGCGGCATCGGAATACATCGACCGCAGCGCAGCCTGAATCGACAACCCTGTCGCATATCCCTCGCACAACCACGACACCGCCGCGTGGCGGTTACCCAGCACAAAGACCGCATTCTTCGTCCGTCCGCCTGGCAGAAACTTTTTGCTCCCGTCCGCCTTGATACGCTGCACGCTCGTGGGCTGGTAGGTTTTGAAGTCCCTCATGGGTACGATCAACTCTTCATCAGCGACAAGACCCTTCATCGACGCGAAGCCCTTGCGCTTGAGGTAGTCGTGCTCTGCCATCACTGACCGTGTGATGATCTCCTGCGCCTGCTTAGCCGCCCGTGCATGCTTGATACGCTCTTCTGTATCGTCAAAGTATTTGATGAACTGACTTACCTTCTCGCCATACCGAGCAAACGATTCCATGGTCGCCCAGTTCTTCACCACTCCTGAGTTGCCATCAAAGATATAAGCACCATTCCTCTTGCGTGGCTTATCTACCGTGGGTACGCGATGCCACCGGCCATCAGGTATGGCATGGTTGATGATCAGACCATGGGCCTGTGCATGTGCAACAAAGCTCATACCTTCCCCCCAAGTAGTAACCTCAGTGAATCCATGACCCAGTACTTCGGGCCTGTCGTTATCCCCGCGGCGATACGCCATATCGATGACTGCGTTACACCAATCGACTTAGCAATCTGGTGATGCGTCATGCCTCTGGCTTCCAGCGCCCTCACTATTTCCTGTGGCGTCATACCAATCTCCTGCCGAACTTACTCTTCGCATACTTGATGACCTGCTGCTTGATCTTGTTCTGTGTAACCATCCTTGGCTCCACAAAGATCGCCTCGTGAAACTTCCACCTGGGCCACTCTCCCGTCAGATTCTTGTACTGGGCCTTGGCAAATCTCTCAGCCGCAGCAATGTCCCCGCGCTTCCTGTCCTTGCTGATCTGCACAATCTCCCACCAAACCAGCCGCTTGTCTGACATCCAGTCAGATGACTTGGTGCCGCCAAACTCCACCATCTGGCCAGCCGTATTCAGTACATTGCTTGCAGCCCTACGCTCTGCTCCGCACGATGGACACACCCGGCCGCGGAACATGTAACCGCAAGCCGTGCATTTGATCTCTGCCTTCTCTTTCTCAGTAGGCTCCTTGCGTACCTTGGCGTCTAGCTTTCCATCCTCTAGTTCCTGTACGCCATGGGCGAACACATCAACCTGATCCTCCCAGAACCTAGTCAGATTGCCTGCGTGATCCAGCCACACGGCAAAGTCCTTGCCCTCGTGCGGGCGCATAACCCTGCCCATTTGCTGAATGTGGCCCGATAATGATTTTCTATATGGCCTGGCACAGACACCGATTTTAATATCTGTAACATCAAATCCTTTTGCTAATGCTTCACAAGATATTAATCCGATTATCTCGCTGTCTGGTTTTCTAAACTCTTCGATTAACTCTCTGCGCCGTTCGTTATTACCATCTTTATAACTGATCTGCTGAAAGTTATAACCACGTTGTGCAAACTCTCTGCACAATTCCTCACCATGTGCAACGGTTGCGCTAAATACAATTGTTTTTACTGGGCCATTAAAATGTTTATTGGTAGCCTCGATCCACTCGGCAACAATGTCTCCGACGATCTCAACTCCTTGTTTTTCCATGTCTTTTTCTGCCCACTCGCCATCAAACTTAACCTCGGCGCCGCGCATATCCATTTCGGATTTCGCTACAAACATTTTAACGGGCACTAACCAACCATCATTAATTAGATTATCTGTCGTGGTGCTATTTACTACGTTAGTAAATATCTTTGATAATCCTTTTGTAAATGGAGTTGCAGTTAATCCGACAACAATTGCATCAGGATATTTTTCAATCGCATTAATGACTGAGCGGTGTAATACATGCGCTTCATCTACCACTATTAACTTTGGCTCATTATCTATTTTGCGTCTTGCCAATGTCTGTGCGGATATAACCTGCACATATTCATATGGACGCCACCGCCAGTGATCCGCCTGTATGACGCCATGCGATACGCCATACCTATCCAGTGTTGCGCTGGTCTGGTCTACCAGTGACACCCGGTCGCATATAAACCAAGCCACGTTCTGCTTGGCCCTTGCCTCGTTCAGTAAGTAGCTGGCACTGACCGTCTTGCCCGCGCCAGTTGGCGCAACCAGGATCTGGGATCGATGCCCCTTACGGACACCATCCCTCAGCTCATCAAGCGCCTTGATTTGATAATCACGCAGACTTTCGATCAGCATGTTTCTTCCAATACAGAACTTGTTTCTTTAGCTCGGCGCACTCCCGCTGCCATTTGTCCCGTGCCTCGGTGATGTTGTCGATCGTGGACTGCATCTGCTTCATGGTTTGGTAGTGCTCTGTCTCTTTGAGCGCCGTAAGGATTGACACTTCCTTGGCCAGCTCTTGGTAGTTATCAAGGATCTCTTGGTACTGCTCATTCAGTTCTTCATAGGCCACTTTCAGGGCGTCGTATTTCTCTTGCGATACCGCTGACTTCAGGACCGGTTTAACGGGCGCTGGAGGCGCGTTCTCAGGGTCGTCCTTGTCTACCACCTTGATCGCCTCTGATAGGCTCATGGCGCCTTTCTTGACCGCCTCAATGACTTCCTTGTCGCCTGACTGTGCGACCTTCTTGGCACGCTCCACCGTCCGCTTACCTACCCCAGCCTCCTTGGCCATTTGCTCCGCTGATTTGTAAGCAGGTGTAATAACTCCGCCACGTGGCGGAGTTTTCTGAGGTCTCCCTTCCTGTAGCCATGCGTTGCACGTAACCACGGCGATCGCCTTCTGGCCTGGCGATAGATGCCTGCGGTGAAGGTTTAGGTCGATGACAAAAGACACCGGGTCATTGCCTTCGTACAAGGTAGTCATGGGGTTGATATCCAACTGCTGACAGGCACGATACCTGTGCCAGCCATCAAGGATCTTGTTCTCATAAACCGTGATGGGCTCTCGTTGTCCATGCTCCTTGATGCTGTGAATGAGATCCTCAAAGTCCTCATCGGGCATGTCTGGGAATGCTGCTGATAACTGGTGTCTTTCCATATCTCTCTCTTAGTTAGTAAAAGCTCGATTACTCCGGTGCTCTCGCCATGTCTGGCTCACTTCCTGTGTATGGTTCTCTCAAAGGTTTTGGTTCGTTCGTGTACTTTGGTTCTCTCAGCCTGGCTGACTCACTCTCATACCAAGGTTCTCTCGCAATCTCTGGTTCGTTCCTTGAACGTGGTTCTCTTCGATCCTATGACTCACTTCTCAAGCGTGGCTCTCTCACAATCAATGGTTCGTTTATTGGGTCTGGTTCTCTTACATCGCCTGACTCACTTCCCCTATGTGGTTCTCTCTCATAGGGCGGTTCGTTCTGGACGATTGGTTCTCTCTCTTTTTCTGACTCGCTCGGCCGAATTGGTGCTCTTGGCCAACTTGGCTCACTCTCGATTTATGGTTCTCTTCCATTGCTTGGTTCGTTCACAACTTGTGGTTCTCTTCGTTAACTTGACTCACTCTGGGCGGATGGTGCTCTGGGCTCGAGTGGTTCACTTGACCGCTTAGGTTCTCTCTCCGCACTAGGTTCGTTCACCTCGCATGGATCTCTTTGTTCATTTGACTCACTTTCATACCAAGGTTCTCTCATGATGCATGGTTCGTTCGGCTGACTAGGTTCTTTCTGCGTCGATGACTCGTTCCTGTTGGCAGGTTCTCTTACCCGACATGACTCACTCTATCAACGGTAAAACTATCAGTGGTCTTGGTTCGTTCTGGTGCATTGGTTCTCTCTCGCATGTTGACTCGTTCGTCTTGGATGGCTCTCTTCTGGTTTTGTGACTCGTTCGCATGAATTGGTTCTATCGATTACCTTGACTCGCCTCCTCAGCATGGTGCTCTTTATACCCCTGGCTCGTTCTGCGTGTATGGTTCTCTCGCTTTTAGTGACTCGTTTGATCTCCTTGGTTCTCTCGATGCTCGTGACTCGTTCTAATGGTATGGATCTCTTAGCCATCGTGACTCGCTCTGGCTGCATGGTTCTCTCAATCTAGCTGACTCGTTTACCTTCAATGGTTCTCTTGATTCATTTGACTCGTTCACTTTTAATGGTTCTCTCGTACTCACTGACTCGTTCGCTTTGAATGGTTCTCTCAAACGGAGTGACTCGTTCTATGGTTTTGGTTCTATCTTGTTCGATGACTCACTCTCATAACTTGGAGCTCTCAACTAGGGTGGTTAAACAGGTGACGGTATGAAATGAGCATGGCCCATGTGTGCAATCGGATAAGGCAGCGGAGGCTTCGTACCAAAGTGCGTCTCATACCAAGCGCCATGGAGGTGGCTCAGGAATAGCTTGACCGCATACCTTCTTGCCCTTGCATCGATCTGGCCCGGTGGCAGCAAACCATTCGATAGATGCTTGTAAGCTTCCGTGTTCTTGCCTACCTTCTCCTTCAGTTGCTCAGCCAGTTCCTTGTTATCACCACGCTCATTGCGGGCGATCTCAAAGTTCTTACGCTCCCGGTATACATGACCGTAGTAGCAGTCATCACGGCCAGAGAATTTCATGAAGGATTGGCCAGCCTTCCAGCAAAGCGTCTTCAGTCCTGCATTCCATGGGCGCTTCTGTCCCTTCTCCCATTTGCTTGTGGGATCTAATCCTGCATAGCGCCAGATATGCCCAACGGTAGGAGCCTTCTCGATATCAATATGCGCTAACAGCCCCGCGGAAATGACTGGGCCAATGCCTACGATCTGACGCATCCATGCGCCCATGACATGCGACTCAGTGTAGGAATCAAGCGCCTTCTTGATCTGCTCTTCCAGTCCCTTGGATTGGGATGCCAGCCAGCCGATCACTGCATTGGGTTCCATGGATTCATCCAACGCCCGGACTTGGTTGGTGGAACGCTTACGGTCCTCCTGGGCAATGTAGTAGTAATCGACCAGGAATCTTGCCTCATCATCAGACAGCTTGGCGGCTGCGACTTTAAGGTCCTTGGTCAGCTTCATGATTGGTTCTAAGTTCATAGTTTCCCCGCTAGGTTGAATGGGTCATGCCAACTAAATTCTTTGTATGTGTAAAGCAACTGATTAAATCGGACCGGGTGCTTGACTGCTGTTACATAAC